ATTAAACCTTACTGGACAAAGCATCTAATAACGAAAAGAAAAATAGGTAAGCATATTTTTTATTAGGAGGAGCACATGCAAGAACATTTAGATTTAAAAGATAAATTATTGAATCCCAAAAAGGGTGATAAGCTCACAACAATTTTTTACTTAGAAGGACAACGACTTTGTTATATAAACTTTGGAAGCAAGTGGATGACAGTTGCTCCAGTTTTCGGAACTGCTAAAAAGAAAAAATACTCTACTAAAAAAGGCAGAGAAATTTTAAAGCAGATGTATTGGAATGCTGCTGCAACAGATGCATTTTATAAAGCTTTAGCAGAAGGTAAAAAGAAAGCACGAAAAGGATGGGAAAAGAATTATGCGTAAAGTTTATGAGAACGCTACAAGTTTATCAAATGAAAGAAGTTTTGCAGTTGACTTTAAGGATAAACGTAAAGTCAACCTGTCAAAACTACCAAGACAATACCACTTGGATTATGCAATGATCTCAGGTGACCAAGAATTAGAAGGATTCTTAGAGTTAAAGAATCGGACTAATAGCAAGAAAGCTTACTCTACTTACATGATATCTTTAAGTAAGTTATTGAAAGCTAAAGAGTATAAGCAAACGCTTGGTGTCAACACCATTCTGGCTGTTCGTTGGAATGATGCTGATGGTTGTATTAACTTAAGCGAGCTTAGAGATTATCAAATAAAAGTAGGAGGACGCTACGACAGAGGGGATTGGGAAGATGTCGAGCCTGTTATCCATTTTGATGTTGCGTTGTTCGAAGACCTTTGATAAGATCAACTTCCACTAACCAAAACATACTAGGAGGTATGTGATGCCAGTAATAGAAGGCACTGCTTTTTGGGCAAGCGTAAAAACCCCAAACACAAAATATGAGCCAACCTACAGCGTCAACCTTATTGTTGATGATGAAGTCGCAGAAGACTTTAAGGAGCGAGGCTTTACCATTAAGTTAATGGACGAAGGTTCTGCGATTGTATTTAAACGCAGGGTCAATGGCCCCCGAGGGATGATCAGAGAAGCTCCTAAGCTTTATGATCGTATGAAGAACGAGATTGATTGTCAGGTAGGCAATGGATCTAAGGTTCGAGTTCAGTATAAGGAGTGGGAATCCCAACGAAATGGGACTACCTACAGGGGTCTAGACTTCATGGCAATGCAAGTAATAGATCTTGTTGCTTATGCCGGAGACGCAGGTTCAGAGTTTGATGTACTAGAATCTGAGGATGATGATGAGCTATGAGTTTAATCTATAAATACAAAGACAAAGAGTTCGATATTGAAATGCTTGGTATCGGTACTCCTGCTATTAAAGAATTGTTTTTGTCGATTTCAAAAGTTAATGAAGAGATGAATGAACTCAATCATCGATCTATTGTGCTGAACCATTCTTTAACTAGTTTGCATAAAGAGTTGCAAAAACTTCTTAGAGAAGAGGAGGGGGCGTAAAGCCCCTTTCTTTTTAGGAGGAATAATGAATCACAAATATTGTGAGTTGTGTAAACAACGCACACCAAGAACAAAAGTTAGTGATATCTGTAGTGAATGTAAAGACAGATATGATAAAACATCAAAACTTTGGAGTACTAGAAATGGCATTTGTAGCAATGCACAAACCTTGCCCTCGCTGTGGGGGTTCAGATCCTTGTGGAATAAATGATAATGGTTCTGCTAAATGTTTTTCATGCGGTGAATATATACCGAACTATAAAGCAGAGATGGAAGGCAGGGAGCCAGTAGTAACTGAACTTAAAACCTACAAACAAAATACAATGAATACTTCAGAAGGTGAATTCAACGAGTTAAAAACAAGAAACATCAGCGCCGTTACAGCAAAGAAGTATGGAGTCAAGAGTGTTCTAAACTCTAAAGGAGAAGATGTTATCCACTCCTACCCTTACTATGTTGCCAATGAAATTGGAGGTTACAAAGTAAGAGAACCTAATAAAACTTTTTCTTGGAAAGGCACGAGCCAAGGCTCTGGGCTGTTTGGTGAACAGCTGTTCCGTGATGAAGGAGGTAAGTACATAACCATCACTGAAGGTGAGTGTGATGCCATGGCGGCTTATGAATTAGCAGGTTCTAAATGGCCTGTAGTCTCATTAAAGAATGGTGCGGCGGGTGCAACCAAGGATATAAAGAACTCTATTGAGTTTCTTGAGAAGTATGAAAAGATTATCATTGCTTTTGATAATGATACTCCGGGTAAAGAAGCAGCTCGAAAGGTGGCAAAGCTTTTTACTCCGGGGAAGGCTAAGATATTATCTCTCCCTGAAGGCTTCAAAGATCCTAATGATATGCTTCGGCAAGGTAAGCACCGTCAATATATGGACTGTTGGTGGGAAGCTAAAACTTACACACCAAGCGGAGTTCTGAATGCTTCAGATATATTTAGCAAGTACAACGACAGGCCTAAGAAAGAATCAATTCCTTATCCTTGGACAGGGCTTAACGAAAAGTTATAAGGGCTAAGAAAAGGGGAGCTTGTTACTCTTACTGGTGGGACAGAACTAGGAAAGTCTAGTATCACTAGAGAAATTGAGCATTGGCTTGTTAAACAAACAAAAGATAACGTTGGTATCATTGCTCTTGAGGAGGATTACTTTAAGACAGTAGACTGCTTGATGTCGATTGAGGCTAACGCTAGACTTTACATCGATCATGTTCGTGAGTCTTTCGATCAAGATAAGATTGATCAGATAGGGACGATGCTCTTCAAAGATAAAAGAGTTTGGATTCATTCCCATCTTGGGGCTAATGACGTAGATGAGATCTTTTCTAAACTGAGATATATGATCATTGGTTGTGATTGTCAGTGGATAATTGTAGACCACTTACACATGCTACTGTCAGCTTCTGCTGAAGGAGATGAGCGAAGAACTATAGATACTATCATGCATAGACTACGTTCAATTGTAGAGGAGACAGGAGCAGGAATGATACTGGTCTCTCACCTCAGAAGGATGGAAGGAAATAGAGCGCATGAGAATGGAGTAGAAGTAAACCTTTCACATCTTCGAGGCTCTCAAAGCATAGCTCAGCTCTCAGACTGCGTGATAGCTTTAGAACGCAACCAACAATCAGAGGATGCTCGTGAAGCTTCTACTACTCATGTTAGAGTATTGAAATCTAGATATACAGGAGATGTTGGTATGGCTACTCACTTGCTCTATGACAAAGACACAGGTAGGCTTACTGAGGTTGAACTTGAAGAAGAAGATGAACTTACAGAAGATATACTATGAAGCTAGTTTTCGATATAGAAACTGATGGACTTGATGCCAATGTGATTTGGTGTATCTCTATTTATGATGTTGAAGCAGAGAAGCAGTACAGCTTCAGCCCTAAGAATCTTAACCAAGCTTACTCCATGTTGAGCAAAGCTGAAAAGCTGATAGGTCATAACATTCTTAACTATGATATTCCTGTGGTCAAGAAGATTGCTTGTGTTGATCTATCAGATAAAAAAGTAATCGATACCTTGGTATTGTCTAGGCTGTTTAACCCTACTCGTGAAGGCAATCATGGTCTTGAGAGTTGGGGCTATCGCTTAAAAGTTCCTAAGATTGAGTTCGAGGAATACGATAGATATTCAGAAGAGATGATGAAGTATTGTGAGCGTGATGTTTATTTAAACTACCGTGTCTTCAATGCTTTGAAACAAGAGGCAAAAGGTTTTAGTGCTAAATCAATACAGCTTGAACACGATGTTGCTTTGATTGTAGACAAGCAGCGAGAGAACGGATTCTTGCTTGATGAGAAACATACATCGCTTTTAGTAGCAGAGCTTCAAGAAAAACTAGAAGCAGTAGAGAAGCAGGTAAAGAAAGTATTCAAACCTAAAGTACAGGATGTGAAACTATTTGGCGTTAGGTTAAACAGCGGCAAGCTTGCTAAGAAAGCGGAAGTTATTGATGGAAGTAAACGAGTTCTGCTTTCAAGTGAAGAATACCAAGAGCTAGTAGCGAGCGATAAAAACTATATTGTTCGTAGGATTGAAACGCCTTTTAATTTAGGTTCAAGAAAACAGATAGGTGAATACTTACAAGACTTTGGATGGAAGCCAAAGAAGTTTACACCTACAGGACAGCCAATTGTTGATGAAGCTGTACTAGGTACAGTCAAGAACATACCCGAAGCAGGGCTTATCGCTGAGTATCTTATGCTTCAAAAGAGAGTGTCTCAGATAAACTCTTGGTTCAAAGAACTTGGAGAAGACGGCAGGGTGCATGGCTATGTTAATCCTAATGGTACTATTACTGGTAGGATGACCCATCGAGGCCCTAACATGGCTCAAGTTCCTAGCATTAATGCTCCTTATGGTAAGGAGTGCCGTGCTTGTTGGACTGTTCCTTCTGGTTACAAGTTGGTTGGTATAGATGCCAGTGGCTTAGAACTTCGAATGCTTGCTCATTATATGAACGATGAAGGCTTTACAAATGAAATACTCAATGGAGACATACACTCAGCTAACCAAAGTGCTGCAGGACTTCAATCAAGAAATCAGGCTAAGACATTCATCTATGCACTCTTGTACGGAGCAGGAGATGCAAAGCTTGGGACAGTGGTTGGAGGGAGCAGAAAAGACGGCAAGAGACTTAGAGAATCTTTCCTCGATAATCTACCTGCATTTAAATCTCTTGTTGACAGAGTATCGAGAGCGGCAACAAAGGGGTATCTAAGAGGACTAGATGGACGAAAAGTTTTTGTAAGATCCGCACATGCTGCTTTAAATAGCTTACTGCAAAGTGCAGGTGCTATTGTAATGAAAGAAGCTCTTGTTATACTTGATAAAAATATTACTACTTTTGATGCGAAGTTTGTGGCTAATATCCATGATGAGTGGCAGATAGAAGTAATAGAAAATCAAGCAGAAGAAGTAGGAAGACTTGGGGTGGAAGCTATAAAGCAAGCAGGTATTTCTTTAGAGCTTAAGTGTCCTTTAGATGGGGAATACAAGATAGGAGATAACTGGAGTGACACACATTAAAAAAAGTTCTAATAGATTAGGAGATGTAGCAGAACACTATGCTGTTACTTGGTTGTGGGACAATGGATATGAAGTTTTTAAAAATGCGGGTTCCGATGGCGCAGTAGATATTGTTGCTTGGGATAA